TTACAGGTTTAGTACTCTCCTTCAATAATTTAGGGAGTTCTTCCTTTAGAACTGCTCTGAGTTCTTCACGGATTAGTTTTCTTAATGCTTCTGACTGTGTCATATCTTATAAATATTATTTTTACGAGTTTGCTATATGCTTGAAATATTAGTATTAAATCTTCCTAAAGGATCGGTATTTTTTAGGTCTGTCTTTAATTTAGACGATTGTCCAGCCATCATCTTTTGAACCTTCTTACGAAGTGCCCTTCCACCAGGTAGGTTATTAATGAAGTTTGTCAATCCTAAAGCGTCTGACTCCTCTCTAGCAAATTCAAAATCCCCTAGATTAAATTGTACGTTGTCTAAACTAAGATCGTCTTTTCCTAAGAATCTTAATGATTCTAATACAATCAAAGAGTTTTCTGATGATATATTTCCTAGGCTAAAATTAACTAGACCTTTTGATACCAATAATACCTTTACTTCATTTACAATAATTAGATCTAACGATGCAAATGTAGGAGTGGATTGTACTACTATATATCCATTATTGTCTCTAGCTATACCGTATCTTCTTCTTAAAGTTAACCCTTCATCAACCAACTGTTCTGTAACAATCTCTATAGTGTAAGTTCCAAACTGTCTATTTATTCTCTCTCCTGTAGAATTATATTGGTCTAAGAAGTTCTGTAATTCACTTCTAGTACTACTCAAATTAGATATAGTATTTTGTATTTCTTGACCAATCTCAGGATTACAAGATTCTAAGTTTAATCTAATTAAATTAAATTTATATATGATGTCATCTATTCCGGCTATTATTGAGGTTACACACAGTGCCATTAAATTTAGAACTGCATTTATTTGGTTTAATCTTTCTATGAATCTTTTTTCTCCTTCCTCTTTAAGTTTCTGCTGAAATACTTCGTTTATTTTTATATCAACTCCTTTTGTTCCAAACAAACTAGGGATTGCTATATTTACAAAAAATATTTTTAAGACGTTAAAAATCTTAATTAGTACTAAACATATAGTGATTATACCCCTTCCTATGTTTATATATCCTAATAATTTTCTTCCTACATTATTTATATTGTTTGCCGTTCTAATTAGTTGCCTAATCAATGGTAAAAATCTAGGTACATCGATTATTTTATTTAACTTAGCTATTTGTTCTTGAACTCCTCCATCTGTTATACTATTTGCAAAATTAACAAAAGCAGACGGTGAATTTAATCCTATAATAGCAATACAATAAGCTTTTACTTTTTCTATAAACCTCAACAGTTTTTGAAGCTCGGCTTGATTAATGTCATTTACACTTTGATACTGATTAAATTTATTTAATATATCTTGAAGGAAGTTAGTTATAGTCGCAGTTTGAGGAAACGTTTTAAGTATCTCTGGATCATTTAATCCTGTTTGAGGGCTTAATATAGTAGCAAATACGTCGTTGACTTCTCTTATTAGAGAATATAGACCTAGCCTACTTTCAGGGTTGTTTGCATCACCATAACTCTTATAATATTGATCTATTCTTTTTTGTACTTCAAATGCTTGTTTCTGTATAAAAAATTTCGTTCTAGCAAAACTACTACCGTCGGTAGGTGGTTTTTCAGGATCAAATTGTTGGCCAGCAGGTGCTTGGTTTATTAAATAGTTTACAATATCACAATAGTTAATTCCTACTAGATCTGATAATGTATTTGTTATACCTTTATCTAAAGCCTTTTGTATTTTATTTGCAGTAGGACTGGTTTGCAATTTAAACTTACCATATAGTATTTTATTAATACTAGTTTGTGCTTTAACAACAAATGTACCTATAATACCAATAACCTTTTCCAACCCTTTTGCAGTAGTTGTATTTATATTGAGTTTTTCATTGCCTAAATTTAATATGTTTTCTGCTGCCATTACCTAGTGAAAGTATTTTTAGACAATATAAAATCGGTTTGTAAAGCTTTAGCAAGTCTTACAGCTTCTTCATTTAAAATTTTACCTGCTGAAGAAATAAGTTGCATAGATGCTGCTAGATCGGACTTAGAAGCTTGGGACATAAACATACCTGCCTTAGCTATCTGAGTCAATAAAGTTATAAGTTGTTGATTTAAATTCCTACCTAAAACAACAGGCTGTCCTTGAGCCTTAGCATTTGGCCCAAGTTCTACAATAGGAGAATACAATTTTATACCTTCATTTGCATCAAGGTTAATAGTTTTTGTCGATGATAATGAAACAGCTTGTTTTCCAAATAAGAATATAGCATCAGTCCTAGAATGAAGTGTTACTCTATCTGATGTTAGTACTAATTGATTACCTTGATATGGAAAAACTGGTTTAAACATTATTTGATACTATTTTCATCTTGGAATTGTGCAGATATAGTTTCATCAGATGTAGGAAGTTGTTGTAGCTTAACTACATTTTGTATGATAGGATTTATACCTACGCCGAAGGAGTTAAGAGGAAAAGAATTTATGTCTTGTAAATTTATCTGTTGAGTAGACGTCATCCATATAGCTGATCCGTCTCTATTCACATCTTCAACTACGGTTTGGAAAGGATCTTTATTTTTAGATATCCCTTGACTATTACTTATAATAGTTATAGGATCTCCATTTTTACCATCTTTACCACTAGACCATGTATTAAAATCCTTCATCACAGAAACTGTACTACCGAACCTGATCGATTGGCCAGACCTAGTTTGTATAATAGTATCCCCTTCAAAAGGAGTTAAATTTCTGACTTTATCGTTCTCTTCATATGTTTTACCTAATGGTAATTTTACACTACTTGCTATGTTATTTCCTGAATACCCTGGTTTATTGGTCTTATTATCATTTAAGAACTTAGCCCATTCTAAGGTAACAGGGAAGGCTCCATGGTTAGCATGGTTCCACAAGTCATAAGGAGGCATATAAAAGAACTGCTGTCTACTACTCTTATCGTTTAAAGATGGGCTAGGACCTGGGAATATTAAAACCATTTCTCCGTATGTAGGGAAATGTTTTATAAAGCTAAACATAGGATATGCAGGTTCAGATATAGCCTCTGATTTTGATGTCCCTAAAGTAGAATACATTATTTCATACTTTATAGCTCCTATATCATTAGGATTCCTGTAGTCTGGGTCTGGTAGTTTTGTATTTGCTATAAAAGGTCCTAAAACTACTTTTTTTACTCTACCTATAATATAATATTGGCCAACACCTGATCTTATGCTGGTTTCAAACTTATCACCAAAAATGTATCCTTCTGCCATTACGCTTGAGGAAGTTGTTTAGGTTCTTTAATTTTAGCTACTGTAACATCAGCAAATAACTGTTCAATATCCTTTTCAGTCAAGATACTATTATCTTCAGTATCCGCTCCCTTCTTATTCTCGGCTGCCTTTTGGAATAGAGTAAGTAGCTTCATAAGAACCTCGTCGTTCTTGAGGCTAGAGTCCATAAAGCCTTTAAGAAGCGGCACAATTACAATAGCGTCACCAGGGGTTTCAATCATATCAGCAAGCCTTATGATCTCCTGTTTTATTGTACTGTCTTGATTTTTATGTTTATTATATACTTCTTCTACAAGGTCTGCAATAGTTTTTCCCTTGAATATTTCTTTGTCGAGTTCCATGACTTTTTAGAATAAATATTAATAGTCCTTATTTTCAAGGTAGTTGTTCAGGATCTTCTTGTAGATTACTTTGAGCTTTTTAATTACTTTAGTTATTGTATTGGATTGTACTTCTGTCATTTCTTTGACATATATAAAGACAGCCTTCTTGTTAAATATATCAATGTTTTCTCTTTTTTTAAAGATTTCTAATATAGCGTCAGCAACCTTCATTTCTTCTGTTTTATCAAATAAGATTAGAAGATTTTCATCAACATATTTGACAAATATTTCTACTATATCTAGCCTATCTATTTCAGGTTCAGGTTCTTTTACTAAAATAGAATTAATTAGAGAGTTGTCGTCATGTTGGTCACCAATTTCAGCTTTAGATACTAATTTCTTATAGTTTTTTTGGTTATATATAATTAAATACCTTTTAGCAATTGTTCCAAAATAGGAATATGCTTTTCCTTTAGATTGATCATAAAGATCTATTTTTTGTAGGAGAAAAGAAATAACTTCATATTTTAAGTCTTCAATATTATTAACCTCTGTATAGTAAAACTTAAAAGTGTGAATAATATTCTCTACTAGTTTATAAAATCCGTAGTGAATATCTTCATTATATATTCTATTTCTTTCTGCTTGATTTTTACTATTTCTATAATTAAGAATGGCTTCTTCTGTTTCAATAGTAAAATAATTATTTTTTACTTTTGGTTTTCTTTTCCTAGGCTCTCCTTTCTTAGTTAGTAAAATTTCAGATTCCTTCTCAATCAATTCTACCATTGTTATTCTTCTATAAAATTATTTATTTTAGATTGCATTTGTTTTACATTCTCCATTAATGACAAAAACTCAGGGTCAGATTGTACCCATAGTTTAGAATCTATTAAATTAGCGCAAGTATTAATCTCTCTCATTGTGTCTTTAATGCTATCAATAAAGACTTGCTGATTAATAACTATTTTTTCTAATTTTCTATTCTTATTAAATAGGTTCCATATAACATAACCTATTACTGATAATATCCATAAAGATATTGCTACAATTGTCCAAATCATAATTTATTTTTTTGTGATTCAATTCTACTGGCCATTAAATCGGCTTGATGAAGTATATAAGCTATATTAGATCGTAATTCTGTATCTTTATTATAAGTTATATAATAAGCTTTATTTGCTTCTTCATATAATCCATCATGGAGCTTAATAGCTAAAAACTCATTTTCTGAAACTTCTATATTGTTCATTTGAAGAACAAATAAACTCCTATCTGATATTCTCATATGAGTTACGTTAGGATTATAGTTAAACATTAAACCTTGATTTTCTCTATGCCACTGAGACTGATTAGGAATATAAACTGGTTCTTCATTTGTACCTAGTTTACCAAGGTCATGATTAATAGCAGCAAACGCCAATTCTTCAGTAGTATATTTTTTGTCTTGACTAAATTTATCCCAAACCCTTTCAAATACAAGAGCAGCTTCAACTACTCTAATAGTGTGATCTAAATAACCTCCGGCAAAAGCGTTATGATGACTAATTTTAGTTGAGGCAGGAGAAGTAGCTAAAGTTGCTCCTAAAGACTTATACATGTCTATAAGTTTATCTTTTCTATCTCCAGATATATACTTGTCAATAAGTGAGTAAAACTTATTCAGGTTCTCCATTATTTGTTCGGGAGTCAAATCTTTCATAACTTATTATTTTTTAAATGTTTTTACTAAAATTATTTGTTTATATTTGATTATATAAATTTACTACTTAGTAATATAACTTATTAATTGTTCTACAGAGTAGAATCCTAAACCTGTTACACCGATAGATAATTTTCTTAGTTTTCCTATTTTATCGTGTTCATCTGTAATATAAAATATATCGGTAATAGAACCAAATTCGTCGGTATGAATTACCATGGGATATTGATATACACCTGTTAGATCTTCTATTTCATCACAAATAGTAGTGTCATCTTTACAAATTATTTTAACATATTTAATATCTTTAGCATCAAATGCTTCTTTTACCATTTTGCATTTACTACAATTTTCAAGTACTAATAATTTAATCATATGATTTAAATTCTTTATCTATTTGTTTCATCAATTCATACCACGCGATCTTTTCATCATCTTTCATATTATTGTAATTCAATGATAGGTAAATATATAGTGCTTCTAGTTGTTCTTCTGTTACTTTGTTATCATTTATTTCAAATTGCATTTTAAATAAAATTTTTAATAGGGTATTTGCCTATTTTTAAAGTGGTGAATTGACTTTGTTTTTTGTCTTAGTTTATATTTAAAAGCCCTAGCGGATTAAACCGTCGGATATACCGATATTCTTTTAAACTTTCACTTTTGACTATTTTTATATACCTGAAGTATTATTATTAGTCTTAGCTCCTGGTAGTCGTATTACTTACTCGTTCTAAAACTCACTCATGGAATTCCACCAAGCTATGGTATAGATCACGAGTATACGACATTATACAAAAACAATATACAAAAAATTTACGAAATAAAAAAATCTTTTTCAATAAATATTTTTTTTTGTCGATTTTTTATCTTATATTTACATAATGGAACAAGAAATGCTAGTTTTAGGGCTTTTGGAGAGTGTGCTGGGTAAAGGAAAAGGCTCTAAAACAACTATGGACTATGCTTTTTATTGCCCCGTTTGTAAGCACCACAACCCTAAATTAATAGTAAATATTAGGTCTGGTCAGTACAATTGCTGGACCTGTCACCCTCCAACAAAAGGTAAAACACCAGTATCTCTATTAAAAAAAATTGATGCTCCTACAGAGAGAGTGTTAGAAATGAAGGGCTATTTTAAGAATGATAATACTAAGATTGATTCTGTAAAGCCAAATAAAGTAACCCTTCCAGAAGAGTTTATTTCTTTGTCTAATCCAGACAAGTCACTAGAATGTAGGCATGCTCTAGCCTACTTAAAGAAGAGAAATATATCTCTACAAGACATACAGAAGTATAACATGGGCTATTGTAAAACAGGTCGTTATAGAAATAGAATTATAGTACCATCATACGACAAACACGGTAATATTAACTACTTCATAGCCAGATCATTTGAACCAGATCCTATTAGAAAGTATGATGCTCCAACTTGTAACAAGACAGAGATAATAGGCCTAGAGTACTTTGTTAATTGGTCTATTCCTGTAATACTATGTGAAGGTATGTTTGATGCGATTGCTATTAAACGTAATGCAGTTCCTTTATTTGGAAAGACTATTCCACAGTCACTCATGTTAAAGTTAGTAGAATCTGAAATAAAAACTATATATTTAGCATTAGATAAAGATGCTCTTAAAGAGGCATTAGATTATTCACAAAACCTTCTAAATCTTGGTAAGGAGGTTTATTTAATAGAATTAGAAGGAAAAGATCCTTCCGATTTAGGTTTCGATAATATGACAAAATTACTTCATCATGCGAAGCCACTATCTTTTGGTGATCTGCTTCTCAAAAAAATTCAACTTTTATGATTGAAAAGGCTAAGAACGTCCACAAGGACAAGTTCTTAAAACGTATTGTCGAAACAGATCCCCAGTTAAGACAAATTACACTCCACGATTCTAGGTATTATCAAAGGTCTCCTGGGGTTTTCTATCCTTCTGTTACAACTATCTTAGGTTATTTTCCTAAAGGGCAGTTCTTTGAAACATGGATGAAGGATACGGGTCACAATTCTGACATCATCATGCGCCGTGCCGGTGAAGAAGGCACTCAAGTGCATGAAGCAGTAGAGAAGTTCTTGAGAGGTGAAGAGATCAGATGGATTGAACCAGACGGACATGTTAACTATCATACTCATGTATGGAAGATGATCCTTGGCTTCACTGATTTCTGGACAACTTACAAACCAACACTACTTCTATCTGAAGAGTTTATATACAGTGATACTCACAAGTACTCTGGAACACTCGACCTCCTTGTAGACATTAATGGTGAGAAGTGGGTACTAGATATTAAAACATCTAATAATATACACGAGAGCTATTACCTTCAGATGGCAGCTTATACTAAGGCTTATGAAGAGAGATACCTTCAAAAGGTAGATCGTAATGGTATTATCTGGCTCAAATCATCTAAAAGAGGACCAGACAAGTTTAATAAAAAGATGCAAGGAACTGGTTGGGAGATCATAGAAGGCAAAAAGAATCTCGACGAATACTTCGATATGTTTTTACATACATATAAAACATATAGAATTATGCACCCTGAAGAAGAAATTGAATTGTTGACACTCCCTAACACTGTTAAGTTGGGTTTGTAAATATTTATAATTACTATGAAACTAATAAATTTATTAAAAGAAGCAAAAGAAACTTTTGAAGATTTTGCCACTACACGTGCTAAAGGTGCTGCTAAAATAGCTGAAACAGCTAAAGAAAAAGGTGGTTTAGCAATGTTAACTTATAATCACTTTTATGTAAAAGCACCCTATTACAAAAAAGTTGTAGATGGTAAATTTGATAAAGAAGCTGCTAAAAAAGAATTTGATGAAATTCTAAAAAGTATCTCTTTAGATATGAACCAAAACGAATTTCAAAGACAAGTAGGCCGTATGGAAGTTTTAGGTGAATTACT